GCCGAGTCGATGTCAGGCTGCTCTTCAAACACGTCGATCGTGTTGTCGACCAGCCAGTCGTTGAGCAGGAACTCGGCGGTGCGAATCTTGTCCAGCGCCTGCTTGATGGCGTCATGAGCCTTGCGCATTACATCGGCGGCTTGGTCCAGCTCACCGTACGTGCATGTGCGCCGATCAATGAGTTCGGCCAGCTCCCAGAGCTTTTTCATCTGTCCCATCAGTACTCCGACTTGAGAAAGAACACGTTGCTTTGCAGGTAGAAGTTGTACTGGCCAGAAGGGCAGTCAGTGCTGTCAATGCGGCGGCTCCAGAGTCGGTTGTCGCCATCGCGGCAGAAGATGTGGGCCGTGCCGTCTTCGTAGACCAACAAGGTGACGGTCAGGAAAACGTGTTTGTTGTTGGCATGCTTCTTCAGCTCAGTGCCGATCAAGTCCAGGAACCAGTAAGCGCCGTTGCCAGCGTTCTCACAGAAGAACTTGACGCCGTCCGTGTACTTCATCCACGGGTACAGCGGGTGGTAGTAGTAGTTGGTCGTGCCAATGAAGTCAGACAGTTTGCTTTCCAGGCGGCGCTCGTCAGTGGTTGTGTTCATAGTTGCCTCTCGTGTAAACATCGACTCGGGAGTCGGCGATGGGAAGAAAAATGGATACGAAAAGAAAAAGGGAGCCGAAGCTCCCTGTCGTTGGGTCATGGTTGATTACCGGGCATCGAGGATGGCGACGACCTTGGCCAGCGTTTCTTCCAGGCCAGCGATCTTGGCCTTGATCTTGGCCGAGACGGTGACGACGCCACGCAGATCGACGATCTCGTTCTCGACCCGCTTGATCGCGTCGATGAGCTGCTCGTCGGTCATGGTGGTGACGTCTGTGTTGTTGATGTAAGTGATGTTCTTGATTTCGATAGAAGCCATAGCGCTCTCCTGTGTTGCTTCGGGTTGGGTTGTTGGTTGGGGTTTGACGACGGGCAGACCGAGAAGTCGGTCGATGAGCCACATCATGTTTTGCTTGCGGCAGTACTCGACGTGGTTGTTGTGCAGCTTTGGCTCAAACTCAAAGAGCTGCTTCACCTCAAACGGCGTGAGCAGATACTCGATCACCTTCAGGCGGATGTAGACCCTGTCGTTGATGTCTGCCTTGTCGAGGCTGTGCCTGATGCGCAGGCTTTCAACGTGATCGTCGACCACGCCAGCGAAGGCAGTGAACCGGTTCTCGCGCAGCAGCTTCTGAAGCTTGCCGTACAGCGGCCCGTCATTGATGATCGCCAGGTAGTACTGGTCGTGGGCGTACTGGAAGTCTTCAGGTTTCATTCATTGGTGTCCTCTCGCGGAAATATTGAATCGGGAGTAGTTCTGAAGAAAGAAACTGGAGGTGACCGTAGCCACCCCCAGATTCATCACATCGGCGCGTCTTCCATCTCAGGCTGCTGCTGCACCACACGGCGCTCAGTTGCCATCGGCTTGGCCAGACGCTCCAGACACACTGCCATGAGCATCTTCACGGCGTTGTCCACGTCGTCCTGAGACTTGGTGTCGTCCAGCATGGCGCGCTGGATTGCTTGAACCTGCTCAAGAATCTTGACCTGGCTCATCGCCTCACGAATGCCAGCACCGGGCAGTTCCTTGCCGCACCAGCCCAGACCAACGCCCAGCATGTACGCAGCACCCAATACCTTCTCAGGTGCAGGCGCTGTCTCCTGACGGGCGATCTCGGCCGATATGAAGGCGCTGGCTTCCTCACGGGTTGCTGGCGCAGCCAAACCCTTGCGTGCAAACCAGTCGATCTGCTTGGCAGTAGGAGCGTTGGCGTTCAGAGATTTAGAAGTGAAATACATGGCAGTGTCCTTTCAAGACAAACAATGGTTGAAGAAAAAAACAAACAGAGAAAGCTGGCTGGCTCTCTCCAAAGGAGAGCCAGACAGATTTCGGACGCACACCTCACAGGTCAGCTTCAGCACGCTTGATGAAGTAAAAGCACAGACCGAGGCAGACATAGACCGGTAGAAAACCGGTCACGAAAGGCAGATCGAGGGCGACGACAGCCTTCATGCCGAGGTAGAAAGCTGGTGCGCAAGAGACCATGGAAAGAGCAGCGAGGATGAGGTTCATGATTAACTCCAAGAGGTTGTGAAGGGGTTTAGGTTTGCTTTAAGCATCTGTGTGAACGTGAGAAGAGGTACTGGTCGCAGACCACGTCTGTTGCAGTAATTCAGGTAGTCAATGTAGGTGGGTTTGGTCATAGTCAGGTTGGGAAAGTGTTGATAGATCAACGGGTTAGGGAATTGAGATAGGGAAAGTCACAAGAAAACACGCACGGGAGCTGTATTCCATACGTTTTTGTCACAAATCCACCCAGTAGGTGGCTACCTCTCTCCGCAGGAGAGGTAGACAACTACGTCTTTAGTACACAGAACTCTGGTAAACCACTGATAGACAATGGTTTGCTACGGAGTAATGGTCTGTAGGACTAAGTTGGCAGGCCGGAGGGGTGGGCCTATGGTCCAGAGGCTAGGTATGCCGGGGGTATGAGGACTCCAGCACGCATAGGATCACACGTCCGTCCCTCAACCTGTGGTATTCCTACCCAAACCTACCCACAACAGATGGTGTTCCGGCTGCTGTATGGCCTCTTGGCTGCGTTTTCTGGGGTGGGTGGGTACCCTACCCCCATGTGGACCACAGAAAGGCCCCTATGGGGGGCTTTAGGAACCCCGGTTACATTGTTTTTTCGTCAACAACCGGAGAAACCTATGCTCACAGCCCCTCAAGTGCAGGCTTTCCTGCGTCAGTTCGAGCCTCTACGCGAGGTAAACGTGGATGAGACAAGCCAACTGGTGTTCGCACCGTGGCATGTGAGGCTGCACGGGACTGTTTTGGTCTACGGTGAGCCGCATGGCTTTGAGACCGAGCTGGACTTGCGTGAGTTTGGTGGCCAGGAAGACTTGCTCAAGCTGGCCAAGCAGCTGCTGACTGCGTTCGCTGGTGCCGCTGAACACGTCAAACGTGGTCAGGCGGTACTCTAGAACTCGAGACTAGTCTCTGAGACTAGTCTCTGAGACTAGAGTACAGATAGTTATAGACACACTCTTGGTGAGTGTGTCGTAACAGATGGTGAGACTAGTCTCTGAGACTAGTCTCTGAGACTAGAGAACACCCTTTCTCTAGAACATAGCTTTCTATAGAAAATATATTCTCTATATCTATAGATAACTATAGAAGGGAAGGTGGGTGTTGAAACTGTTCAGACCACCAGCCAAACTGGTGTTGGCGGATTGAGAGTGCGCCATCACCCCAGCGGACTTGTGGGGACGTAACAGCCGCAGTGTGGGCCAGGGTTTCTCCGACGTTCCTTTACCTGGTGACCACGCCGACTGACCCCCGTAAGGGGTCGCCTCAAAACACCAGTCACAATTCAGTCCATGCAAGCAGTTGCTCAACCACGACCAACCACCCTGGGTGTAGCTCAGGTGGAAGAGCGCGTGTCTCGGGCACACGAGGTCGCAGGTTCGAGTCCTGCCACCCAGACCAAACAATCCTCCTCATCACGAAATCGCCGCTGGCGATACTGATCCCCATCCTGGGGATGCGGCGCAGATGGTGAGGCGCGGCAGACTGTAAATCTGTTCCCTCTGGGTGAGTTGGTTCGATTCCAACCATCCCCACCACCTTCACACCACGTCCCCACCAGACACATCTCTCTGGTGCAACGGCAGCATGGCGGTCTCCAAAACCGTTGATCCCGGTTCGAGTCCGGGGAGGGATGCCAAAGGAGCTTGGCGTGCAGGGCACAAACGGGGCTTGAACCCCCGGCCACTTGGGAACAGGTGAGGGTTCGATTCCTTCAGGCTCCGCCAAACAACCTGGGAGGTTGGCAGAGCGGTAATGCAGCGGCTTGCTAAGCCGTACACCGGAAACGGTGCGCAGGTTCGAGTCCTGCACCTCCCGCCAAATTGTTCCGCACGAGCAAGCAAGGTGAATGCAGTCGGCTGTTAACCGACCACCGCCAGGTTCGATCCCTGGGTGCGGAGCCAAATCACCAGCCACAATTTGCGCAAAGCCACCAACAAAGACATTGAGGTTGATATGGCAGCAAGAATGCGCAAAACCCATCAGGACGATGTCCGCAAAAAGATTCAGGCCTCAGCCCTGATCAACGTGCTTACCGACTGTGCAGTCGGGAAGAAAGACCTGTCGTCCACCCGCCTCACGGCGATCAAGATTCTTCTGGACAAGAGCCTGCCAGACCTGAGTGACATCAAGGTCGAGCACAACACCCAGGGCATCACGTTCAACCTGAATACCGGCGTCAAGCCCAAGGCTGAATGAGTGAGGTAGCAGAGCATGCAGACGAGGCGGTCACCTACTACCCGCCCGGTCCAGTCGCTTCCGACTTTCATAACGACTCCAGCTTCGTACGAGGCATCATGGGTCCTGTCGGTTCTGGCAAGTCATCTTGCTGCTGCTCCGAAATCGTCATGCGTGCCCTCGCCCAGCGCCCATGGCTCGACGGCGTCAGACGATCCCGATGGGCCGTCATCCGCAACACCTACCCCGAACTGAAGTCCACCACGATCAAGACGTGGCAGACCTGGTTCCCCCAGAACGTGGCCCCCATCCGCTGGGACACGCCCATCACCAGCTTCATGCGCATCGACGACATTGGCGATGGCACAGCCATGGAGCTGGAGGTCATCTTCCTGGCACTGGACTCAGAACTCGACACCGGCAAGCTGCGCTCACTGGAACTGACCGGGGCGTGGATCAACGAAGGCTCTGAGGTTCCCAAGGCCGTGTTCGACATGTGTACCCAGCGTGTCGGCCGCTACCCATCCAAGCTCAAGGGCGGACCTTCATGGTGCGGAGTCATTGTCGACACCAACCCGCCAGACGACGACCACTGGTACTACAACTTCGCTGAGGTAGAGACGCCCAATGGCTGGGCCTTCTTCCGCCAGCCAGGCGGTCTGTACTTCGACCACGAAGAAAACGTCTACAAGCCAAACCCAGAAGCCGAGAACGTCGACAACCTGCCCAACGGCCACGGCTACTACCTTCAGCAGCTCGGCGGAAAGCAGGACACCTGGATCAACGTCTTCCTGCTGGGCAACTACGGCACGACCTCAGACGGCAAGCCAGTATTCCCTGAGTGGAATGATCGGGTCCACGTCGCGTCTGAGCCGCTCGAACCAGTGCGTGGCCTGCCGATCATCCTTGGCTGGGACTTCGGTCTCACGCCAGCTTGCATCATCGGCCAGCAAATGCCCAACGGTCGGCTGCACATCCTCGAAGAGATCATCAGCGAGGACATGGGTATTCGTGAGTTCGCCTCTGACGTTGTGCGCCCGATCCTGACAAACAAGTACGCAGGGTTCATGCGCTTCAGCGACGGCGACCCTGCTGGTGCCATCAGGGCACAAACAGACACCCGCACCTGCTTCATGGAGCTTGCAGAGTGCGGCATCCCCACTGAACCCGCCGACACCAATGACTGGATACCCCGGCGAGAATCAGTGGCGTACTTCCTCACGCGGATGATCGACGGAGGTCCGGGCTTTCTGCTCGACCCGAGATGCACGACTCTGCGAAAAGGAATGAATGGTCGCTACCGGTATGAGCGGATGAAGACATCTGGCTCTGCGCGATACAGGGACCGCCCCGTGAAGGATCAGTTTTCTCATCCTCACGACGCTCTTCAGTATTTGTGCATGAGGGTGCGTGCAGGCCTGCGTTCTGTGAGAGCGCGTCAGGTCGTCAACGCATCGAATAGGGGCTGGACATGAAAATGGGACTTGCTATGGCGGCAGCAGAGCCGCCCATCGAGGTTGAAGTCCTCGTCGACGAAAACAACAAGCTGATCGACACGATCGGCACAGAGCTGGCGGCGCACGTCAATGACGCATGGAGCCGTGCCAAGTTCGCCAAGACTGAGATCACCGAACGACTGCTTCAGTGTGAGCGCCAGCGCCGCGGTGTCTACGACCCGGAAAAGGCGATGGAGATTGCCAAGACCGGTGGCTCTGACATCTTCATGCGCCTGACCGACGTGAAGGCCCGGGGTGCTGCCAACTGGATCATCGACGTGATGATCAGCGGCGGTCGCCGTGCGTTCCAGCTGGACCCGTCCAAAGAGCCTGAGCTGCCGCCCGAGGTCAGTGCTGGCATCGTGGACCTGGTTCGCCTGGAGATGATGGAGTTCGTGCAGGCCGGTGGCCAAGTTCACCCGGAAGCTTTCCGCGTGCGCATGGAGCAGGTCCAGGACGAGATCATGGAGAAGATGCGCGAGGAGGCAAAGCAGAAAGCCTTCCGCATGGAAAACAAGATCGAGGACCAGCTCAACGCTGGCGGTTTCGATGGCGCGTTCCGCGAGTTCGTGGACGACTTCGTCACCTACCCCACGGCGATCCTCAAGGGTCCAGTCATCCGACGCAAGAAGCAGATGAAGTGGGGACCGGGCTTCCGCCCAATCATCTTGACTGACCACGTCCGCAAGGTCGAGCGCGTCAGTCCGCACGACATCTTTCCATCGCCCAACAGCTCAACCGTCCACGACGGCTACCTGATCGAGCGCCACCGCCTCACCCGCGCCAGCCTCGAATCCATGAAGGGCACACCCGGCTACAGCAACGACGACATCGACCAGGTGCTCGAGCGTTTCGGTGACACCGGTTTCCGCCAGTGGCTCATGGGCGACCAAGAGCGTGACCGTCTTGAGGGCAAGCCACACGCACGCCTGTACACCAAAGACGTGATCGAAGCTGTCGAGTTCTGGGGCAGCGTCTCTGGCCGCATGCTCAACCAGTGGGGCTACAAGGGCAAGAAGCTCGACCCCTACAAAGAGTACGAAGCCAACGTCTGGGTCATCGGCCCATTCGTGATCAAGGCAATCTTGAACCCCGATCCACTTGGCGCACGTCCCTACGAGATTGCCCAGTGGGTGCCGATCCCCGGCAGCTTCTGGGGCACAGCTCTTCCCGAGCAGATGCGCGACGTCCAGGTTCTGTGCAACGCCAGCGCCCGGGCCTTGGCCAACAACATGGGCATCGCCTCTGGGCCTCAGGCCGAGATTCACGTCGACCGCCTGCCTGATGGCGAGGACGTCACGACGATGTTCCCCTGGAAGATTTGGCAGACGACCACTGACCGCACTGGCGGTGGTCAGCCAGCCGTCAGGTTCTTCCAGCCAAACATGAATGCCGAAGCGCTCATGAACGTGTACCAGTACTTCAGCAAGCAGGCCGACGAAGTGACGGGCATCCCGTCCTATGTGTACGGCAACGCTGGCGCTGGTGGCGCAGGCCGCACAGCTTCTGGCTTGTCGATGCTGATGGACAACGCAGCCAAGGGCATCAAGGCCGCGATCGGCTCAGTGGACACCGTGGTCTCCAGCCTGGTCAGCCGCCTGTACGTCCACAACATGATCTACGACCAAGACATGTCCTGCAAAGGCGACTTCAAGGTCGTGGCCAAAGGCGCAATGGGTCTGGTTGCCAAAGAGCAGCTCCAGGTTCGCCGCAACGAGTTCTTGCAAGCGACAGGCAATCCGGTCGACATGCAAATCCTTGGCGCACAAGGCCGTGCCTACCTGCTGCGCGAAGTGGCCAAGACGCTCCAGATGGACACCGACAAGCTGGTGCCCACCACCGAGCAGCTCGAGTTCCGCATGGAAAAGCAGATGGCCGCTCAGCTGGTGCAAGCCGCTCAGCAGCCACAGCCCCAGCAGGCACAAGCACCAGTGACACTAGACGCCGCAGGCAACCCAGCCGGTGGCACAGAAGCAAACCTCATCCAGTAAGGAGCCAGTATGGCAACGAAGAAATTGTTCAAGGGCAAAGAGTCCACCAAGGAAGAGATGAAGGAAGCCAAGGCCATCAAGTCTGGCAAGGTTTCCCCCAAGCAGTACGCCGCCGCTGAGAAGCGTGAACCGGCGAAGATGAAAAACGGCGGCATGGTCCGCGGCAAAAAGTGTTGAGGTGATCACATGACCAAGCAAGTCAAAGACCAAGGTCCTAAGCCAGCTCCCGCTCCCAACGTGCCATGCGGCACCCTTGGCCCCGGCGTGCGCAGCCCCCAGGACTACAGCAAGAAATAAAAAACACTCATGCTGGCAAAACCCCCAGTTAGAGTTATCGCAGCGTTGGCGTCATTAGACGGCAACAGTGAATTTGAAGAGGTCTGCAAGTGGCTCGAAGAGTCCCTTGTGGAACTCCAGCTGCAATCTGCATACACCAAGGATGACGTTCAGACGAGGTGGATGCAGGGAGCGAGTCAGACACTGTATGAGCTTCTAACAAAGAAGCGCACAGCCAAAGACACGCTCCGCAGAATGAACTGATTCGCCACGTCGTGGCAAACCGCAGGACCAACAGCGGATTGTGTTGGCACCGAGAACACCGGAACGAACTTGATGGAAAACCAGGCATGGCTCCAGATGGGAAGTGAAGGCTCAAGGAGTTGGAATTGAACCTACCACGCGCCGTCATTGAGGCGGAAAGAAAGGCAGAAGAAGCTCTTCAACGACTGCAACAGGCTCGACAGCCACAGCAGCCACAAGACAGTGGGACGCCACCCACTGATCCGAATCCGGCAGTTGCCCCCACGGCGACTCCGAGCGAACCAACAGCAACGGCACCCGCTGCAACCCCTCCCGCCCCACCCGCACCGGCCAGTGCACCGGGAAACGAGGAGACTTGGGAAGCACGGTTCAAGACGCTGACCGGCAAATACAACGCCGAGGTTCCGCGACTGCATGCGGCGCTCAAAGAGCGTGATGGCAAGTTGAATAGCCTGACCGAAGAGGTGGAGGCGTTGAAGGCGAAGCTGGAATCTCCCCCGGAGAAACTGGTCAAGCCTGAAGAGGTGGCTGAGTTTGGCGAACCACTCGTCGACCTGATCCGCCGTGCAGCTCGAGAAGAGGTGCAGGGCAAGGACGTCGAGATCGCAGAACTCAAACGCAAGCTCGAACAGTTGAGCGGCACAGCTACAGCGAACGTGGAAGTCAGCTTCTACGACAGCTTGGCCCAAGCCGTACCCGACTGGAAGGTCATCAACGATGACCCCGAGTTTCACACCTGGCTTGGTGAAGTCGATGACCTCACCGGCATGCAGCGCCAAGACATTCTGTCGCAGGCTGAGGAGAAGCGCGACGCGGGTCGTGTTGCCAGATTCTTCAACGCGTTCAAAAAGGTTCAGCAAGATAAGTCGGCAGCAAGCCAGACTTCGTTGGACTCGCAAGTAGCTCCTGAAGCTACGCGCACACCTGAAGCGCCAAAGGGCAAGAAGCTCTGGACGCGTGGTGAGATCGCTGCGTTCTACGCGGCCGATCGGCGAGGCGAGTACACCGAAGAACAGGCTGCTGTCATTGATGCAGAAATCCAGGCTGCGATCCGCGAACAACGAGTGCGGTAAGCAGCCACCCTGATTGAGGTGACATCATGTCTCTGGCAGTAAACGGTAACTACTACGGCGCTGGTTCCGGCGTCGATTCCTACAGCGGCGCTTCGGGTTTCATCCCCGAGGTATGGTCTGGCAAGCTCCAGGTCAAGTTCTACAAATCCACCGTCCTCGGTGAGATCACGAACAACGACTGGGAAGGCGAGATCAAGGGCCAAGGCGACAAGGTCTACATCCGTACCATCCCCACGATCAACATCAGCAACTACACCAAGGGCATGAACCTGACTTCTCAGGTTCCGACCAGCACTCCCTTGGAGCTGAACATCGACAAGGGCAAGTACTTCCAAGTCGTCCTCGACGACGTGGATGAAGTCCAGGCCGACGTCAAGTTGATGGACATCTTCACCAACGACGCAAGTCAGCAAATGAAGATCGCCATCGACGGCGACGTCTTGGGCAGCGTGTACGCCGATGCAGCCGCCACCAACAAGGGCGCTACAGCTGGCGCTATCTCTGGTGACATCAACCTCGGTGCTACTGGCGCTCCCCGCCAAGCCACCAAGGACACTGTCCTGGACATCCTGTTGGACATGGGCCAAGTGTTGGACGAGCAGAACGTGCCTGAAGATGGCCGTTGGGCTGTGCTCCCCGCTTGGATGGCCAGCCTGATCAAGCGCTCTGACTTGAAGCAAGCCTACTTGACCGGTGACAGCGTTACTCCGCTGCGCAACGGCAAGATCGGCATGATCGACCGCTTCACCGTCTACATCAGCAACAACCTGTCCAGCGTCACTGACCTGGGTAGCGATGCTGCTACTGGCGGTACTGGCGGCGCTGCCGACAAGAAGAGCTGGAACATCATGGCCGGTACCCGTGACGCCATCTCGTTCGCTTCGCAGATCACCAACGTGGAGAGCCTGCGTGCTCAGACTACGTTCGGCAACATCATGCGTGGTCTGAACGTGTACGGCTACAAGGTGACTAAGCCTGAAGCTTTGGTTGCAGGCTACGTCTGCAAGTAATCACGACCTACCCGTGAGGGGGGAGGGGGTAACTCCCCTCCCTTTTTTTATGCCCCGACTACTCAAACAAAAGAACTCAGGTTTCATTTACATGTGGACTCCACAGCTGGCAGCTCGTGACGACATGGAAGAGGTTCCAGTTGCTCCAAAGGTTGACGTTGAGGAAGTAAACACCAGCGACAATTCCTCCAGCACCAGCGCGGACGCGCCAGACACCTCAGTAGAGGATGCCAAGGCGGCATTTCGCAGACAGGTCACGAAGGGCTTTCGTAAGCCTAAGAAAGTTCCAGGTGAACCATGATCGTCTCCGACGTCCTAAATCGAGTTCGGCCTGTCTTGAATGACTCGGACAGTGCCAATTACCGCTGGTCAGACTCTGACCTCAAGCGGTACATCGACGACGCTGTTCGCCTGATCCTGACCAAGCGCCCCGACGCAAATTCGGTCACCACCACAATCACTCTTGCAGTTGGCTACCAGCAGACGCTGGACGATGCGCACGAGAAGCTCATCGACGTGATTGCCAACGGTGCTGGCCGTGCCGTGACCATCATCGACCAGGCGGTCCTCGACTCATTCAGTCCCAACTGGCGCAACTCGTCGGCCAACGACGCCACCAAACACTACATGTACGACCCTCGCGTGTCTCGCGAGTACCAGGTCTACCCACCAGTCAAGACAACTGCGGCCACGCTCAAGGCGAAGGTCGCGCTCAAGCACAGCAGCCTGGCTGAGAGCAACGCAAACATTGGTCTGCGTGACAGCTACATGGAACACGTTGTGTGTTTCGTGCTCTACAAGGCCTATGCCCGCGACATGGAGTTCGCTGGCAACGCTGAGCTGGCTGGCTCTTACCTGGCCATGTTCAACGGAATGCTCGGCGACAAGACCATGGCTGACAACGCGTTCGCCCCTGCGATGAACCGCAAGGGTGACCAGCCGCATGCGCCAGCCCAGCAGATTGGAGGCGTCTGATGGCGTTGTACGAAGACTTCTTCCCCTACGTCCTGCCTGATGTCGTCGGCGCACCAGAGCCTCTGGTCGTTCACCACATCCGCAATGCCTGCATCGAGTTCTGCGAGAAGAGCTTGATCATCACCCGCGACCACGACCCAATCACCGTGGTGGCCAACACAGTCGACTACGACCTTGAGCCTCCTGCTGGCTACTTGGTCGTCAAGGTGCAAAAGGCTTGGCTGGACAACAACCCGCTGGACCCGATCGCTCCCGACTTCGTGCGCGAGGCTTCGGTCTACAACCGACTGTTCAGCTCATACAACCCGGGCGGCAGCACACCAAAGGGTTTCCTCCAGAAGGAGGAGCGCTCTATTTCGCTGTGGCCCATGCCTGACCGCAAGTACACCAACGGCCTGACCTTGCGTGTGGCGCTCAAGCCAACCCGCGCATCGACAACCATCGAGGACGTTGTCTTCGAGGACTACGCCGAGGTGATTGCTCAGGGCGCTCTGTACCGCCTGATGGCCAGCCCCGGCAAGGCCTACACGAACCCCGAGATGGCGGGCATCAACAAAGGCTTGTTCGACCAAGGCATCAACGTGGCACGTCAGCGTGCAACTCATGGCCATGTGCGCTCGAACTTGAGCGTCAAGATGAGGAAGATTTGAGATGGCTGCTGACAAGATCAAGCTCGTTCAAGGCGACACTCGACCCCAGGTCAAGTGCGTCATCACCGATGAAAACACTGGCGAGATCGTTGACCTGTCTGGTGCAACGGTCCTCCTGAAGTTCCGTGCTGCTGGCACGACTGTCGTTCTGTTCACGCTGACTGGTTATCTCCAGGCTGGCATCGAGGACGCAGACGGCAACGTCACGCAGCAGCTCGTTGGCCAGGACTACGCCACTCCAGGCAAGGGTGGTCGCGTGGCATTCCAGTTCGGCGCAGGCAACCTGAACGTCGACCCCGGCTCGTATGAGGGCGAGGTGGAGATCACCTTCCCCGCCCCCAACGCTGGCGTCCAGACGGTGTACTCGCCGCTCAAGTTCCAAGTGAGAGCACAGTTCTGATGGATTCCAAAGCACAGCGTCTGAAAGCCTTGGCAGCGTATTCGCTGCTGAAGGCCCGCGCTCGTGCTGTTTTGGGTGAGGCAGCAGTCACAGAAGAGCGTCTGGTCGTCTTGGCCAGGGCCGCAGTACTGCTGGCGCAGAGCACGTCTGATTCGCTGTCTGTCGCCGTTCGCGCATCTGTTCTCAAGGCTGCTGGCGAGACTGGCCGCTACTTCCAGTTGCTCGAGCTGAACGACTTTGCTGCCACGCTGGACGCTCACCTGTTCGACATCTCAAAGCTGCTGGCTGATGAGATCGCCGCGGTAGACCTGGCCCTGGTTTCGTTCTCCAAGTCTGCTGCCGACTCAGCATCTACCTCTGACGTGAGCCACGCCGCTTTCGGCAAGGGTCTCGCAGACGAAGCTCTGACAAGCGATGCCGCAGTTCGTGCCGCAGTCAAGGCGTTGGATGACATCTCACTGACGCTGGACTTCGCTGACGTCGACCTGTCCAAGCCTTTGAGCGACCAGTTCCTGACTGCCGACAACGCCCCGATCCTGACGGGTAAGGCGGCTGAATCCAGCGCCAGCACAGCTGATGTTCTGGATCGCACGGTGGTCTACGTCCGCGAGTTCTTTGACGAGGTGGATGCTACTGACGGCATCAACACCACGCTCCTGACCGATGACGGCGAGGTCATGTACCTCAACAAGCCGGTGCTGGACACGGTGGCTACGTCTGAGCAGACGCTGTTTGACATGTCTGTGGTGCGGGCTGACGAGGCCTTCACTGGCGACCAGGCTCCGTTTGACCTGGCCAAGCCCCGTGACGACGAGGCGTTCACGTCTGACGAACACACAGCAAGCTTCGACAAGCTTGCCGCTGACGAGGCCGTCACATCGGACTTCAACGTCTACTTGATGGAGGCATACCGCGAGGATGCTGCCGTCACGTCTGACGATGCTCCAGTCACTTTCTACAAAGACCTGCGTGACACGGTTGGTGTTGCCGACTCGTTGCGCAGAGACCTGTCGATCGCCAGAAACGACGAAGCCTCGATTCTCGATGACGTTGATGTCATCCGCATCGCGGCATCTGGCGTACCACCCCAGTTAGATTCTCAGTACGTCACAGACGCATACGCCAACGAGCACGGCAAGAACTTCGCTGAGTCGCTTTACACCTCAGACGACTTCCTTGGCGAGGCCACGGCGGATGACGACCAGACACTGGCATTCAGGAAGAACCTTCCTGAGAACCTATTTGCAACGGAGCAGGTGACTGCCTCGATGCAAAAGCCAATGGCTCCAGAGGAGCTTGCGGCGAACGACAGCGGCTCGCTGTTTTGGACGAACTACTGCGACAGCACTTACTTCACGCAGGGGTACGTCGGCCAAGAAAGAGCTTTCACCTAAGGATCAGAAATGCAAAACCTTGAAAACATCAAAGCAAAAGGCGAGCTGCGAGTTGTTTTGACCGGCGCTGATGGCGCTGTCAAAGAAGACGTGCTGCTCAAGAACCTCGTGGTTGCCACGGGCCTGAACTTCATTGTCAGCCGCATGAAAGATGCGACTGCTGGCGTGATGAGTCATATGAGCCTTGGCACCGGCACTACTGCCGCAGCCAACGGCGACACCACCCTGGGCGCTGAAATCAGCGGCTCACGCGTAGGGTTGACCAGCACTACGGTCACCGCCAACCAGATCACCTACATCGCCTCTTTTGCGGCTGGTGTTGGCACTGGCGCTGTGACCGAAGCTGGCGTGTTCAACGCCAACTCGGCAGGCACGATGCTCTGCCGCACGGTGTTCCCAGTTGTCAACAAGCAGGCCGGTGACTCGATGACTGTCACTTGGACTGTGACTGTCAGCTAATTGAGCGGAGGCTGCTATGGCAGAAATTGTGACCCGCGAAGTTGGGGCTACTGCCAAGGGTAGCCCTCTGACCAATGCGGAAGTCGACCAGAACTTCATCAACCTCAACGATCGCGTCGAGGAAGTCAACGACTCAATCGAGGGCGTGGCAAGTGATGTGGCTCTGGTCTTGGCTATTGCCCTGGGGTAAGCGATGTCCAGCTTCATCAACTCACCAGTCTCCAACGTCGGCACCGAAGAGCAAACGATCTTTGCTCCTGCTGCTGGCGTGAAGGCGATTCTGATCGGCTGCAACCTCGCCAACAAGACTGGCGGGATTCTGCCTGTCAGCGTCTGGGTGCGCCGTGCTGGCAACGACACCTTCATCGTGAAGAACAAGCGTGTAGGCAACGGCGAGAACGAAGAAATCATGAAGGGCAACAAACTTGTCCTAACTCCCGGCGACACTCTGATGGTGTCGAGCGTGACTGACAACGCGTTCGATGTGATCGCTTCAATCTTGACGGGAGTGGCGTGATGAGCGGTTTCTACGAGGGCAGTGATTTGGCGGACAAGACCTTCTACGGTTTTCGTCTTGACCTGGCCACGGGCAACCTAAATGTCGAGAAGATCAACGACGGCTCTCCTGTGTCACTGCCACAGGACGATGTGATTGATCCAAACGACTACAAGCAATGGATTTGGACTCGAGACACGCTCGACTTCCAATGGGGTAACAACGGTCACTTGATGGTGAAATTCCTATGACACAACTGATTGATCTTGGGAAGCTGCGCTTCCACTTCGCTGGTGATTGGAGCGGCTCCACCACCTATGAATCTAACGACATCGTCAAGTACGGTGGCAACGTCTACGTCTACACGTACGGCCTGAAGACTTCCGGCAATTTGCCGACCAACACCCAGTACTGGGCGTTGATGATCGAGGGCTTCAAGTTCAAGGGCGTGTTCGACACTGCCACTCAGTACCGAGTCGGCGATGGCGTGGCTCATGGCGGTAAGGTCTACGTTGCCGTCCTGGACAGCACCGGCCAAACGCCACCCAACACCACCTACTGGTCTCAGTTCGCTGACGGCATTCAGTACGAGGGCGCGTACAACAACACCCGCGCATACCAGCGCAACGACGTTGTCACCCTTGGTGGCGTGGTCTACATCGCCAAGGTCGACACCACTGGCAACAACCCAACGAACGCAACCTACTGGGATCGCTTTGTTGACGGCATTTCGCCTCAGTCGATCTACAACGCTGGCACTGCCTACGCTGTCGGCGACCTGGTTGCCTACGGCTCGAACATCTACCGCTGCATTCAGAACTCAACCAACAACCTGCCTACCAACACGACCTACTGGTCTCCCTTCCTGTATGGCTTCTCGAACCGCGGCGTGTGGTCGAACGGCGCTGCATACAAGATCGGTGAGCTGGTCAGCTATGGCGGCTCTCTGTACCAAGCCAAGGCCGACAACACGGGCGTAAACCCTGCAACGACTCCAGCCACCTGGGACAAGATCACCTACGGTTTCAAGAACCGCGGTGTCTGGGCAACTGCCACCGAGTACGTGACCGATGACGTCGTGTCCCGTGGCGGCAACACCTACGTTGCTCTGCTGCCTCATGCTGCAACCACGTTTGAGACCGACCTGGCTGCAAACAAGTGGCAGAAGTTCAACAGCGGCATCAACTGGCGCGGCGGCTGGACCGCAACGACCTCGTACATCAAAGACGACTTGGTGCGCGATGCCGTTGGCTCGGTCTATGTGGCTAACTTGGACCACACCTCTACAACTGACTTCTCGGCTGACCGCACTGGTGGCAAGTGGACGCTGTTTGCTGCTGGTGGCGCTGATGTGCTGCCAGCACTCCAAACCGGTGACGCTGGACAGTCCCTGACTGTATTGCCAGACGGTTCCGGCATCGACTGGATTGGCGCAACTCAGTCTTTGAACGTGTTCTACGTGGCTCCCCACGGTCAGGACACTGTCAACCACGGCAAGAACTTGGCGACGCCTTTCGCCTCGATCAAGTACGCCTGCCAGCAGGCTCCAGCAGGCTCCACGATCTTCGTGAAGACCGGCACGTACTCTGAACAGTTGCCGATCACTGTGCCTGCCAACGTGGCCATCGTTGGTGACAACCAGCGAACCACCATCGTCCAGCCCAAGACCGGCATGAGCGATGACGGCACCACGCCGAACAACGAAGCCACGATGTTCTTGATGAGCAATGGCTCCATCTTGAACAAGATGACCTTCGTCGGCATGACCGGCTGGGTTCCTGGTTCTACGGCATCAGACGTAACCACTTCCACAATCAAGGGTGTAGTTGCTCGACTGAACCCCGCCTCTCCGGTGACAACCAAGTCGCCGTACGTGCTGGAGTGCTCTGCAATCGGCAGCGGCATGATCGGTGCGCTGATTGACGGCTCGGCCCATGCCAGCGGTAACAAAACCATGATCTTCCATGGTTTTACCGTCATCAGCGACAACGGCATTGGCTACTGGGTCAAGGACGGCGGCAAGGCGGAGATCGTCTCCTGCTTCACCTACTACTGCTACTTCGGCTACACCGCATCTGGCGGCGGTCAGATTCGTGCGCTGAACGGCAACAACAGCTACGGCACCTGGGGTTCAACATCTCGCGGCTTTGATGCTGGCGAGACCCCTGTGACTGGCGCTCTGCACGGCAGGCAACTGAACTTCGTCTACGGCGGTGGCAACATCAACGTCGGCGACACCGTGACCTCAAGCGCTGGCGGCACTGCGGTTGTGACCAACGTACAGACCACTGCCAACAAGGTCTACGTTACTGGTGCTACTGGCACGTTTGCCTCTGGCAACACATTGACGTTCACTAGCGGCGGCACTGGCACTGTCAGTGCTGGCGCTCTGGAAGATCAGAAGGGCTTTGTGCTGGTGATGAACAACCTCACCGCACGACCAATCCCTGGTCAGTCGATTCAGATTGCTGGCGATAGCTACGCATATGTGGTGCAAAGCGTTTCTGGCTCTTGGTCCAACGCAAGCAGCGTGATCGCTGTAGTGCTGGCACAAGAGAAGCCCACCGGTTCTGCCAGCGGATCGGTTGTCACTCTGCGTTCCAAGTACTCACAGATTCGCCTGACCGGCCACGACTTCCTGTCGATTGGCACTGGCGGTGTGACTACGACCAACTACCCAGGCACGCCGACTCAACCTGCCGCGCAGGGCAACGAGACTGACGAAGCCTTCCCTGGCCGCGTGTTCTACGTGTCTACCGACCAGGACGGCAACTTCCGTGTCGGCGAGTACTTCCGCATCGACCAGGCCACTGGCCGCGCCACCTTGAACGCCAGCGCGTTTGACCTTGCTGGTTTGACTTCTCTGCGCCTGGGTTCTATCGGTGCTCAGCTCGGCGAGACCATCAACGAGTTCTCGTCTGACGCAACGCTGTCTGGCAACTCGAACCTGGCTGTGCCCACTGAGTACGCCGTTCGCACTTTTGTGAATAGCAAGTTGTCCGAGGCGCTTCCTGCGCACAGCAACCCGCTGACGATCGGTGCTTACCTGCGTTCTGACGGCGCTACGCCGTACTGGGACCAGATGACCAAGATTGTTGGTCCGACGACCTATGGCGTTCAGACCGGCCAGGCATTCCCAAGCACTACCTACACGGTGTCGAGCTTGGTTACGGCCAGCCCTTCTTGGACTTGGAGCTTGATTGGTGCGCCTTCGCAGCTTTCTATTAACAGCTCTGGCGTGTTGTCTCAGTCGGCCAACCTTTCTGCTGGAACCTATAACTTCCGAGTCAAGGTAACTGACGGCAAGTTCCCCATCGAGGTGCCTGTTCAGGTTGTTGTTGATGCTGCGGTGCCAGTGTTCAGCAGCGCAACACCTCCAAACCTTGTTCTGCAAAGCGGTGGCGCTCAGAGCTACACGTTCACTCAGGCTACGGCTTCTTCTGGCACCGTGGTTCACACGCTGGTAAGTGGTTCGCTGCCATCCTGGGCAACGCTGAACAGCAACGGCACGATCACCGGCACAGCGCCAACCAGTGGAGTCGCCTCTACCTCGTACACATTCCGTGTCCGGGCTGCAAATGGCTCATTCATCAGTGAGAAGGAAATCAACTGGACCTTCGTTGTTGGCTACCCAGTTGGCCAAGCGCTGTTTGAATCAGCTGGAACTTACTCGTGGACTGCGCCAGCCGGTGTAACCAAAGTGGCCGCTGTGGCGATCGGCGGTGGTCATGGCGGGTCTACTCAGTGGTCTTACGGCGGCGGAGCTGGCGGTGGCCTTGGCTATAAGAACAACATCACAGTTGTGCCTGGACAGACCTACACCGTTGTGGTTGGTAACTACGGCGGCGCGAACTACTTGCCTAACTACTACAACTCAGACTACGGCTACCCAGGTTTTGAAGGTGGTGATTCCTACTTTATCAATACCAGCACCGTAGCAGGTCAGGGAGGCGGTCGGCCTTCTAACGGAGTCTTTGACAGCACTCGCTACATCAACAGCGGATATGGGTACTCCGGAGGCGGTTATGTAGGCGATGGCGGCGGTCGCGGCGGCAACATCTCAACTTCTTGGACTTGCCCTGGCGCTGGCGCTGGCGGCTACTACGGTCGTGGCGGCTGTAACGACCAAGGCCGAAATTCTGACTACGGTGGCGGTATGGGCGACTACTACTCGTCCACCTACGGCACTGGCGGCGGTGGCGGAGTTGGCCCATACGGAGATGACGGCAGTGACCGCTATGGCACCAGCTGCTACACCCCGTGGACCGGCTATTACGGCCGCAATGGTTCTTACGGCGGCGGTGGTGGCCATGGTCCTGGCGGCGGCAACGGTTCCGTTGGCGAGAACCAATGGAGCAGCCCATGGCCTTATGGCTACGGCGACATCCGCGGTGGAAATTATGGCGGTGGCGGTGGCGGCTCCGGCTCTTCAAGCGGCGGCGGTCGTGGCGGAATCGGTTGCGTCCGAATCATCTGGGGAACCATCAGTGGCTCTGTCCGCGCATTCCCCAACACATATGCAGCAAACCAGACCACTGTTGGTTAAGGAGAAGACATGAACCTATTTGTCAAAGTCGAAAACAACGAGATCGTCGGCCACCCGTTCATGGAGGAGAACGTGCGGCAGGTTCTCCAGGTTGGTGAACTGACCGATCAGTACGCCCGCGAGAACGGTTACGTCCGCGTTCTGCGACAGCCCCATTCGCCATCTGCTGAGCCAGTTGGACCAGCAACGTATGAGTTGCGGGATGACGGTTTTGCGCATGAGGTAATCCCGACACGCGAACTCAGCCAAGACGAAAAGGTTGATCTTTGGGTTCGTCGCCCACGCAACTACGCCTTGGCCATCTCTGACTGGACGCAGATGCCTGATGCTCCGCTTACTGCTGAGAAGAAGGCTGAGTGGGCTGAGTACCGCCAGGTGCTGCGCGACATGACAACGGTCTACGCCAACATCCAAGACCCGGCAGAGATCGTTCCTCCCACACCTCCTGCCAAATGAGCCTGAGAGACGCCATCAAAGACCAGCACGACGCTGCGGAGGCTCACGCCTTCACGGCGTTGATGCTGTCTGGCTCCATCAGCTCAGAGAAGTACGCCGAGCATCTGGCCAACCACTACGTCATCTTCTCTGCGATCGAGGGGCGCATGCGCAAGACAGGCCTGTTTGACGACATGCCTGACATCTTCCGCGCAGAGCGCATCCTCGCTGACGCCAAAGAGCTGACCAGTGATGCGCAGCCGGTACACAAAGCCACCATTCGCTGTGTTCAGCGGATTGCAGCGGTCGACGATCGGCAGCTGATGGCGTACGTCTACGTCTACCACTTCGCAGACATGTTCGGTGGCCAGATGATCAAGAGCAAGGTTCCCGGCTCAGGCACTCGATTCACCTTCGAGGACCGATCGGGACTTATCGCCAAGGTAAGGCCAATGCTCGGTGACGACTTGGCTGACGAGGCAAAGCAGGCTTTTGCCTACACCCTGGAGTTGTTTGATGAGCTTGCTCCAGCAGCAACTTGAAGAAACGGCTCAGTGGATCGCGGAGCAGTTCTCGGCGTACGAAGCGTATGACGAGGGGCACGCGTTCCCCTGGCCCAACTACATGTGGAGGGGAGACAACTTCCGCAGAGCGCACCTAGACGTCGTTGATGCTAGGGAATCACACAAGCTGTACATGCTGCACCTGACTGTGTTCCCTAACACCAGCGATCCGTCGCCGATGTTCGGTTTTGACGTGATTGCAGGACCCACCAAAGTCACAGGGCTGTTTCATGACTTCAGCCCCGTGACCGGTGATACGGCACTCGACCGTTGGTTTGGCCTACGTGTAGGCAAGACCGAATGGTCTAAGCAGCGTGAGCTTCCTGATTGGGCCAAGGCCATCTTCAGCAAGCACATGGTTGCAGCCGGGAACATTCAAGAAGCCAGTGAACTGGCATCTCTACTTGGCCTGGTGAAACAGGGTCTCCTCGTTTACCTGGCCAACGTCGGCGTCGATGGACACACCGACTTCACAGCGCAGCAGAACCACTACTGCGCGAATCAAAAGAAAAATCCTCACACCCCACGAGTGATGCAGGCCTTAGGTTTCGAGCAGGAGGTTGTTCATGAGTTCATTCATTCATGCCTGTTTCCAGAGGTTGGACAAGTGGGTTGAGGACAACGCGCAATACCTAGCAGCGTTGGCGCAAGTTTATTGAAGGTGCAGTGATGACCGATCAGGAAATGATTTCAAAGACGGAGGCGAAGTTGATGTCCCATGAAGCCGTGTGCGCAGAGCGTTACGCACGAATCGACTCGTCTCTAGACAAAGGTGACAAGCGCATGACCAAAATCGAGTGGCTGCTGTACGGTGTGATGGCCGCAGTACTGCTTGGCCCTGGCGCTGCCGCCAAGTTCTTCAGCAAGCTTCTGGGTCTTTGAGGAGATGAACATGATCGGCAAATTTGTTGGCTTCCTTTTCCTCGCTCGTGACTTGGCGCACCGCGCACACCTGAAGGTCACTGGTCCCGGCAGCTTTGCCAAGCACTCAGCCCTCGGCGAGTTCTATGAGGGCGTTATCGACCGGGCAGACGCGCTGGCTGAGGTGTGCATTGCACGCTTTGGCGAGTTCGACATCCCGCTACTCAACAACGATTTCCCTGAGGAGATCGTGGCGTCTATCGAGGCACAAATGAAGTGGCTTGAAGACAACCGATACAAGGCCGTTCCAAAGGACGACACCCCAATCCAGAACCTAATTGATGACCTGGTCGTGCATTACCTGCACAGCCTATACAAGCTCAAACGACTCCAGTGAGGTAATCATGATTGATCCGATCACGGCCCTTGCGGCGGTTCAGTCCGCCGTCAAGATGATCAAGAAGGCGTCTGCAACCGTAGACGATGTAAGCAGTCTCGGCCCGTTGATCGGCAAGTACTTTGACGCGAAGCACACGGCGACAAAAGCAGCTCGAGAAGCCAAGAAGGCTGGCGGCTCCAACATGGGCAAAGCCATCGAGATCGAGCTGGCGCTGAAGGCTCAGGCTGACTTTGAGACCGAGCTGAGGAATCTGTTCTTCTCGACTAACAACATGGACATCTGGAAAAACATCATGGCCAGGGTCCAGGACATGAACGCTGAGGACGCGGCAGAGGCGCAGCGCGAGAAGGTGGCAGAGGCTAAGCGCAAGCGCAGGCAAGAAGAGATCAACGAGTACCTGATTGCTGGCGCAATCATCATCGTGTTCCTGATCTTTGCTGCTTGGGGTCTTTCCGAGTTCCTGGACTCATGCAAGAGCGCCGGTCGCTGCCGATGAGATGTCTCATGACCCATGGAAGGAAGTCAGGGAAGGGTTTGACAAGTGGCTCAAGCTCACTTGCTACATCGGTTTTGTCTGGGTGTTCATCGACATCCTGCCGCACCTGCCTCCACACCTGGTCGACAGGATCATCGACGGACTATTGAAGAAGCTTGGACTATGAAGTACGCAGCAATCATCGCCCTAATTCTGCTGGCCGGTTGTGAAGACCGGTACCGCTACCCGTGTCAAAACCCGGACAACTTCTACAAGGCTGAGTGCCAGAAGCCTAAATGCCTGTTCACGCAGCAGTGCCCCGAATACCTAGTAGCCCCGATCCTGGAGAAGCAAATTGTTCAACCTGTTCAAACCCCAGCCGCAGACGCCTCCGCTCAGCGCTGATGACATCGAGGTCCGCATCTGGGGCTTCGTTGTCGTCGCGGTGACGCTGATCCTGTGCTTCATCGTCGTCTCTTTGCTGTACTCGGTCACCTTCGTGACGCAGCCCATCAAGTCGATGGCACCCATCGACCAGGCGTACACGAAGATGCTGAACGACATCGTGCTGCTGATCGTCGGCGGTATTGGCGGCGTGATGAGCAAGCGGGCAACCGCTGCCGTGGCCAAGGCGATCGCGCCAACACCTCCCGCAGCTCCAGCCTGCCCTGTGGTGACCGACTCCCCAAAGCCGGTGGCCCATCCGGTAATGCCTGACTTCAACTGGATGGGCTATCAGAACCCAACACTCGACGAGTCCTGGACTCCGCCGCCTCCACCCACCACGCCAGCCAACTACGTCCACCCTGAGGCCGAGGAGATCGCTCAGGAGCGTGCAGCAGCAGGAGGTGAGGCATGAGCAGCATCCAGCGCCTTGGCATTGCTGTGTTGATCACCTTGCTGGTGATCTTTGGCATTTACCGCTTTGGCTTCAGCAAGGGCTGGAACGAGCGCGATGGCGAGATGCAGGCTGAGATCGCCAAGAAAAACGAGGAGTCCCGCCAGAAAGAGCAGCAGATGGCGGAAAAGCTCAACACAAACGCAGCTCAATTAAAGGAGGCCAATGATGCCCTCGACCAAAAGTCTTCTGCCCTTGATCGCGCTATCCGCGCTGGCCGGGTGCGCCTCCCCGCCCCCAGTTGTGTACAAGCCGCCCCAAGTTCCACAGCTCCCGCTGGAGATCGGGACGAAGCGCCAAGCGAATCTGAGCGACAGACTCTTGCAGCTATTGCAGCCATCGTC